CTCCTTTTTTCTTTTCACAAATAATTCTATCATAGTTGTTGGATGGATGTTGTACTCCAATTTCTAAATAACTCTTATATCTTCGATCTTCAATAAGGTAATTTATTAAACTTGTTCTAGTTTTTTCTGTTATTAGTTTGTTTCTCACTTCTTCCTATTATCCTTTCTATCCCCAACATGATATGCTCTTGCTTGAGGATTAAATCCAATTGGAAATCCACATTTACGAATCGCAAAACTCCACATTACATCAGGCGCATTTCCAAACAAACCAAAAGGCTCCACTTGTTCCAAAACATCACGATGAACAATTGAGTTTGCTACATATGCTGTGGGCGAATCTTCGACTACGCCTGTTTCGATGTTATAATCAAGTGGTCGATGCGATAACTTTAAAGACATACTATGAAACTGCATCCAATCTTCTCCATGTTCGTGACGCTCCCCTAAATCGTTTGTTAATCGGAATCCATATTGACCGGGTTCTTTATCTTTTAAAAACTCGCTCATGTTTTCGTACCACTCCTCATCTGGTACAATATCATCATCAAATATACCAACCCATTCAGTAGTAATATTTTGCATCCCTAATCGAAACTTCCTCATCTTATCAACATCCCAGCCTGGATAAATAATACTTTTTCCGCCCAATTCATTTACTAATTGTGTGAGCAAAGATTCTCTAGGTGCGACTAACACATAGTTCTGATTGCTTGCTTTAATGCAACTAGGAATAACACGTTCCAACATAAGTGTGTGTCGAGGATGTCCATCCTCAAGATTTGATGTAACTTGAATGATTCCTAAATCCATACTTTTTGCCTCCTATTGCAAAGACATATGAGAAACCATAGATAAAGCTTCATCAGCTACTTGTTCTGTAGAAATAACAGGAGGAATACAAGCTTCCACAAATTTATTATACATCACCGAAGCAGAAAATTCTTTAGCTACATACTTCTGAAGTTTCTTTGCTTTTGACTTTGGTTCACCATAGCTTTTACGAACAGAGCGCAAAACTTTTTTATAATCCCATTCTTTTGCAAAGGACCATTGTGAATCTGATTGAATTACTCCTTCCCATTTTGCCTCTGGTTGGATCATTTTGATATCATAAGAAACAGATGAAAACATCGCTGTCTTTTTTGTTTTTCCTTTCTTATCTTTTGTATCCATATAAAGATAGTCGCATTGACCACCCCACCCAACTGTAACAATCGGTAATCCATTATATGCGGCTTCAAATAGTGGTAGTCCAAAACCTTCGCCGTGACCAATGTTAATCAATGCCTTAACTTTTTCATGTTGATAAACACTGTTCATTTCTTCTTCGGCTAAGTCTCCGTGCAAAAGGTAAACACTGCATTTGCGATTTTCATATTCAGCCAATAAATCCTTAAGACGAATTTCAGTTATTTGTCGATCTCTTTTGGAGTTTTTTGCCAACGAAGTTTTTACAACAAGGCCGACCTCTTGATCATAGAATTCTTCAACAAACCATTTGATGGTATTTTCTAAATTTTTCCTAGGTATCCAAGTACCAACTGTAAGGAAATTAAAATCATCCTTAAGTTCTAGCTTGATGGGTTTTGTCTGAATATCTTTTACAGGATAACCAACCACATCAATTGGGGTGTTTACTTTTGCTATAAATTCTTGACCCGTAGCTGGATCTTGTGTTTTGATTTCTGTAGTATCAAAGCCAAATTTCGCATGTTCTGAAACTACAATGATTTTATCCATTAGGAAGGACTTTTCTATCCATTGTGGAGCAATTTTAGTAGTCTCAATACCAGCGGTAACGCCAATATTATAAGGAGCTAATTTCTCCCATTCATTAGGAATTGTTACCTGAAGTGACATATCGAATGTACCACCACTTTGAGTATATTGAATGGTTTTTTGTAGGAGAAAATCAATCCATTGTCTTTCCTCGTTATCTTCCCAGAGCCATCCAGTAGCACCCCAATTGGTGCTCAAGAGATATACATCAAATAGTTCCGGCTTTGATCGGAGCGAACGTAAAACAAATCGTGTATGTTCGCCGTATCCGCTTTGACTTAGTGCTGGACCTCTTACTAAAATTGTTTTCATACTGCTATCAACTCCCATGCTTTATAGTTTTTTCGTGTTTCCCAAGAACCATGCTTTTTGTGAGTATCGTTTATAATCTTTTCCCATTGAGAAGAAAAATTATCAAAATTATAATTCTTAAGAACATGTTGCCTTGCGCACTCGCCCATTTCTTTACGTTTACTAGCGCCGAACTCATACATCATCATTAGTCCATCAACAACTCTTTCTTCTGAAACTCTATCTTCGTAAATAAAGGGAACTTCCTGCGAACCAATAATTGCTTTAGATGTTGGCTCAAGTCCAATACCATGTTTATATTCAGTCACACCTTTGTTCCTTTTGTTTCGCGATAGCATCTTTTTTTGTGTTATGTCTTTCAATGAAGTAACTTGCTCTTGAAGTCCGCCAGTCATTGTTGTCATGATAGGCGTACCACAAGCCATTGATTCAAACGTAGCCAATCCGAAGCCTTCGGCATCCGAAATGTTTATCGTGCAATCCGCCGCATTATATATATTTACCAAAGCATCAGGAGGAATTTTTTCACCTGATATCAAGACCTCTCTATTCTGTAAGTCTAAGTCATTGATAATGGCATATAAGTCTTGTCCGTTTGGATCATTAGCGGCAGTATGCATAAGTAATGTAGCATTTGCTTCAGGATGCTTTTTTATTAGCTTCTTGCGGAAAGCATCAAACCAATAAATCAATGAACCACTTTGTTTACGGCGAGCATTTCTATTATTCCAAAATACTAACATATGATTCTCATCTTCGATCCCAAAATGTTGTTTTCTGAATTGCTTGATATTGGTTTCGCTGAGTGGCTTAAATAGTTCTCCTGGTGTTGCATGAGGAAGATAGTGTTCTTCTACGTTTGGAGCAACTGTCTTTACAATATCTGAAGTTAATTTAGAAATGGTAGCAACCACATCAGTTGATTCATACCAAATCTTATTAAAAGTTGGATAAGGATAGTTGTCCCACACATGATAATAAACCATAGGAACCAAAGACCTTATTTCGTTTTCTATTTCCCATAGCCAGCCATAAAAACGTGGATCAGTCATGAACCATAGAATATCCGGTTTAGTAGAACGCAGAATTGAACGAATTGTTTCTGCGTTTCCATAACCATCAATAGGATAGATAATCCAGTCATCACCAAATTCTTCAGTCTTCTGAGGTTCATAATTTTTGTGCTTCATGGCACCACCAAGACTAATAAATTGGAATTTTCCTGTCTTGAGGAGTTCCACAATAAAATATTTTGTTTGGGTGCCTACACCAGAGGGCGAAAGGGGGTGGTCGGATATAGTTATAATTTTAATCTTTTTTTCGGGTTTCGGTTCTGCCATTAGTCTCCTTAAGGGCACCACTCCGTTCTGTGAAATTCACACTTCGCACAACTAAGACGATTTTTGGGGTGGTTCTTATTATGGATATTATACACCGCCTTGTTTAAAACATTAAGCGAATTGTTGATTTTTTTTTGTCCGCTGGAAACTCTAAAGATTTCTATCCTGTTTTTCTTGGCTGTTCGCTTCAATAATCCAAAGTATGTTTCTACCATAATCGGATCAATATTGTGCTTCTTACAAAAGAAATGCTTATAATAAGTGAGCTGGTATGTAACCATTTTATCTGTCTTTCGTCTTATGTCCCAACCCCAAGAACACGACTTCCAATCTATAATGTGATATTTTCCGTCTGGTGTTTTTATCACAAGATCTAGAAAGCCTTTATAGTCATAGTCTCCGGGACTATCTACAATAGGTTCAAAGATTTGTTCTTCTGCTGAGATGACTGTATATTGTGGAAACTTTAGTTTCAGTGCTTTTAGAACTAGCGCAGCCAGTTCAACACCATGCACTTTCATGTCACCAATCATTTTTTGTTCTTTGATTGTTATTTCTTCTAACTTTCCTAGTTCTTCATCAAATGAGTTACTGAAAATCTTATCATAATCTTCTGTGTTATCTAAAACTAATTTTTCACAGGCTTCATGAAGCGCAGATCCAAAAGCAGTATAAACATTTCCTGTGAATCCCTTTAATTTATCTATGTAAGTTAGTTTATGATAAAAGGGGCAAAAGTCCCAGTTTTTGAGTGCGCTAAAAGATACATGAGGCATATTAACTCCTTGTGGCATAAGCCAACGTTATAATAATAGTCTATCATGTAAAAGAGAAGAAGTCAAAGAGTATTTAACTAATTTCATTATATAATTTATTAATCTTGGAGTAAAGCACAGGATTTACACTCTTTAATAAATTAGGATCTCCAAATAAATATTCTTCAACACCATTTGCAAAATATTCACGAATTGATGTAACCGAATAAGGAGAAATAAATAAATTTGGAATTATTAATGAAAGACGGTCATAACCTATCTCATTATATAATAAATCATCTAATTCATCAGTGAGATCAGGATCAAAAAAGATATTTCTAGAAAAATAAAAGCCTTCATGATTTAGTAAAGAAATTAGCTTATCTTTTTTGGCTTTAAACTCATTTTGAATTAATTTATCACCATAAATTTCATAGCCCATCTTTTCTTCTAAGGCATGTGCCAATTCATGACAGATATTTCTAGCAATCAATTCTTCAGAAGCATAATCTATATTTTTAAAAGAAGATAAATAAATAACTCCATCTTTAAACATAGCCTCAATATTTCTTTCTTCTAACTCTTTAAAATCACCTATATAGATTCCATCTATAAGATTTAAGATTTGTGAAGGAATATTTTTCTCTAAATTCTTAATAATGTTATTGAAGTCAATATCATTTGGAAGCTTGTTTATAACAACGACAGGCACAAGGCCTTTTAAAAGAGAAAATTCATTTCTGTTTTTTAATGTGTGAGAAGAACTGCTTTTTATGTAATCTTTCATATATTTAAATAATGTATTTTAATTAATATCATGCTTCGCAAAGTCTGTCAAGTTAAAAGTTAAAAAAAGTTAAAGAGTGTTGGCGCACAAAGTTGCAACTTTACTTCTTTCACCTTTTATGAAAGTGATATGCCCCGTTAGGTCATAAGGCTTAAGTTTTTCAATTACATAAGTTAGTCCATTTGTAGTCTCATCAATATTGACATTATCTATCTGTTCGATATCGCCTGTCAAGATAATTTTAGTACCATCTCCAACTCTAGTTAGAATGGTTTTGATTTCGTGTCTAGATAAATTTTGACATTCATCAATTACAATAAATGCCTTTTGAATTGATCGACCACGAATATAGGTTAATGCTTCTAATTCAATAATTTTTTTATTCATATACTCACCCAACATCAAATTGTCATCCCCGAATAAAAACCTCAGATTATCTTGAATTGGTGCCAGCCACGGAGTCATTTTTTCTTCCATTGTTCCAGGCAAATATCCAAGATCTTTCCCCATAGGCATTACTGGTCTAGAAACAATAAGGCGATTATATGTAGGACTTGATCCCATTACTTGTTGAAGGCCGGCGGCGAGAGCACATAACGTCTTTCCGCTTCCTGCTTTTCCAATCAAAGATACAACCGGAACATCAGGATCTAAAAGTAAATCTAAAGCAAAATTTTGTTCTTTATTTTTTGGTGCGATTCCCCACATATCTTCTTCTTTTCTATCGATAATTTTTTTAAACTCTGTTTGTTCGTTTATGAATCTAGCAATTGCTGTCTTTTTTTCGTTAGACGAAGAAGATAACAACACAAATTGATTTGGGTAAAGTGATAATTTATCGTTAATATCATTTAGAAATATTTTTTCACCTGAATAAAAATGATCAATAAACTGATCATCAACTAATATTTTCTTAAACCCACTATAAAGTTCATTTTGCGTTTCTATGACTTTTTCCGTTTTATAGCTTTCTGCGGGTACTCCAATCGCATCACATTTGATTCTCAAATTAATGTCGTTTGAGACGACAATTATTTTTCTAGTGGGAAAAGACTTTTGCGCTGTGAGTGCGGTGGCTATAATTTGATGATCCGCGACCATAGGATCATAACCTTTTGGTAATTCATTTAGGTTTGGAGACATTGTCAATATCAAACCTGAACCCTTTTTAATTCTTATCCCTTTTTGAAAACTTCCATGAGTTCGTAACTCATCTAGAACTCTAATAATGCCCCTCGCATTTGCGCCAACCCCATTCGGTCTTTTTTTACAATTATCTAATTCTTCAAGCACAATCAATGGAACAATAATATTGTCATTGTTGTAAGAATATATTGCTCGATAATCAGTAAGATATACACTAGTATCAATTACATAGTATTTTTTTGTCATATAAATTTTCCGTTTTCAGTAAGTATATTCAAAGTCCTATCCTAAATAGGGTGGTCGTTTGAGAATTTACTTTATAGTTATTTTATATAGGAGAAAAAAATAACCTTGAAAAGTGCGGTCGCAAAATTAGTTATAGTATTTATGATGTTCATTACTTTTATGGGATGTGCATCATGCGCATCAAGCACCGCTTTATTTGGACCAGGAGATTTATTCAGAGATAAAAGACGCTCCTTCATCAAGATTGATATTTATAAAAACATCTACCTAGCAAAAACCTCCTCTGCGGTAGCCGAAGCAAATTTAGAAGAATATGAAATTGATTTGCGCTCATCAGCTTCCGGTTTTATTGTTGGACACGATAGAGAGATTACACTCGTAGGAACTTCAGCGCACGTTTGCAGTATTCTTTACGGAAATCAAATAAATTATTTTGTGCAGGACTACTCACCTAAGAACCCTGAATGGAAGATGACCGAAAGGGCTTCATATATCCTAAACGATTACAAAGGTGAAACATATGCGGCAATTCCAATTGCTTTTGATTTTGAAGCCGATATATGTATACTGGGTTCAGCCAAGATATCGCGTCCAGCATTGAAAATTTCCAATTCTAAGCCAATAATTGGAGAGAAGTATTATAACATAGCCGCCCCTATGGGATTGTGGTCTTCTAAAATGATCCCGTTATTTGAAGGATTTTATTTGGGTAGTAAGAAGGTTCGTAGTAACCGAAAAACTTCGTATGTTTTTTCTATTCCTGCCAAGGGTGGATCTTCAGGCTCCCCAATACTGAATAGTCGTGGTGAAGTTGTTGGAGCATTACATTCTGCTTATAGAGGGTTTGAAAATTTGTGTATGGCTACCACAAATAAAGAAATTTATATGATTTATCGCAAGTCTATGAGAAAACTACTAAAAGATTATAATAAATATAAACTTATCATCGACATTATAAATATTTAGAGTATTGTGTCTCGTAAATTAAAGAAAATATTTCTTAAAGTTGAATGGATCAATCTAGAGAACGAAGAAACAGATGAGATCTTGTCTAGATATAATAAAAAATTTGCAAATGATTTTTCTGGTGAAATATCCTATTTGAATTCTTCTAAAAATAAACAAAAAAAAGAACCAAAGGCTTCCTTGGATGATAATATACCATCATCTCCATTAGCGCAAAAAATTTATCGCAATTTGGCAAAAAAGGTACACCCCGACGTATCTAAGAAGTCTGATGCTCATGAGGTATTCAAAAGACTATCAAAATATTATGAAAACAATAACTTGATTGGCTTAATTTCCATTTCAAGTGATTATAATATTATTTTGCCAGATTTGTGTAGCGAAGATTTTTTGGACATAGAAAAACAGATTATACAAGCACAAAAGCGAATAAGTCAAAAAAAAACATCATTGGCTTGGATGTGGGCAACTTCTAAAGAGGATAAAGATAAATTAAAAAAAATAGTATATCAAACTCTAGATCTAGATGAAAATTCTTTTTTAGAATGGAAAAAGAATAACTAATATACGATGTGAATGTCAACGTCGTGACTGGATGTACCTTCTAGATCAACAGCTCTTGATTTTCCATTAATATCTTTGATAACTATAACACCCTGATCATTGTGAGGATTAACTTGATAATTAGTTATTTCCGATGGGCCTTCACAAAAAGTTTCCTTTGTGTTGCGATGTGTATATAGTAAAAAAACTTTATCTCCGATGTTCATAATAATACCTTACCATAAATAGGATTTAAGATCAAGAAAAAGAAAAAAAATAATGGAGGTGGCGGGAGTCACAAATTTACCCCACTTGGGTCCAAGTGATTACCTTTTGTATCTTTATTCATTCTTCGCTCTCCTTCAACTCACTATACCAACAAGGTTTTCTGTTGTGATGGTTTTCTTTTTTCTCCCACGGAAACATGTATTCCTGAACTGATAGGCTTGATATCCACATCCTCTCCTCATTCTCAAACTCTAAGAGGAATGATGCCGATCCCGTAATGAATGCCTTTGGAAATACTGATTTGATCACCTTTCCCTTCTGTCCGTGATACGCCTCTGGAACCAAATCCGTTCGTGAATAGTTTTCTCGAATTGTCAGGAACTCGTGTTCGCACTTTACGTCTAGATCGATACAGTTTGGATACTTGTATGGGTCAAACATGTTAGTCATTTTCTTCCTTAATAAGTTATGACGACCAAATCGTCAAATTCGTGTGGTTCGTATTTTTCGTTTGGAGGTGTGCGGTATCGAACCGCACTCCACAATGCTTAAATAAATTTGCGATATACAAGGTTATATCTTAATCTTTCTTCTGAACAAATGCGTAAAGCTTTTCAGCTTCAGCAATTATTTCTTCAGTTGTATAAGAAGGAACAGCATTTCGCGCTCCATCGGGTTTGATCATTTCATTCTCAAAGTCGCGATTGCATTTATCACCTAGAATACCTTGCGCCATCCCAAGCAATCCTTCTCGAATTTCATAACCATTTTTATTTTTATTTTCTGACATAATAAATGTCCTCCTGTGTGTGTGTTATTTTAAACACGGTTTTGGGTAACAAGGAAACCGTAAACCCCGCTTTGATTGCTTACGCAGCCAAAGTTAATGCAACATTATCGTTAGCAGTTATTTATTTTAAGCCTTTTAGTGTTTGCTTATACACCCTTGCACAAATCTATCTCGACACTCTGTCGAATCCAGTTCACCCCCGTAGTAATAAGTATTATAGCAGATTAAATTTTTTTTTTGTAATGAAAAGCGAATGGCGGGGTTCGAACCCGCAACTTTCAGCTTGGAAGGCTGACACTCTGCCAGTTGAGCTACATTCGCAAAAAAAACAACAAGATTGTTACTTATTCACAGCAACAAAGCTAGGCTCGTTTCAATACTAACATGAGTTAGTTTGGCTAGCTTCAACAGAGCCATTGAAGCACCTTAAAATTATATAAAAAAACTGCTTTATCTTGTTGCCCATAAACTAATTTATATTCTAACTGTCCTTGACCCCTTTGTCAAGTGTTTGTTCAAAATAATCATCAATCTTATACCTATTTATAGTTTTCTTCATACCTAATTCGTTCAGACCAAGAAACCGTGCAGCCTCTCGCTTCGAACGTGTTGCGGATAGGGCATATTTCAATACCGCGTCTTTTACAATGTTTGGGATAGAATACCAAAGTGGCAATCCATATAATTTTTTATTAAAAGATGACTTCGCAGTCAATTCCAATTTTAGACCAATAACTTCTTCAAGGGAAAGGGCGTTAAAGATGATCTCAAACTCCTCACTAGATTTTCCTTGCTTCCTTAATCTATTAGAGATAGAATAATCTTTATTCCGTCCGTCATTTCTTTTCAGATTCGCCATTAGCTACACCCAGTATACCATAACCCGCTATATCTTTGAATGGATTTTCTCCAAACGCATCTTTTTTAGTTGCAATTCTAAACAGCTTATCAATGATGCGAGTAATAGCCAGCATATCTTTATATTGTTCTGGCTCAATTCCATTTGGATATAGAATCTTTAAAATTTTTTCTGACTTCAGGAAAGAACTTCCATAAGCAGCATCTTTTTCATCAACAAGTTTACCAATTTCAGTAGCAATTTTTTCGAACTTCATGAAGTTAAGGATACTATTATTATAGATCGAAGTCAAGTTCTTCTTCATCACCTTCTTCTTCAGTTCCAAGATCTTCTTCTTCACTAGCTTCTGCATCAATTTCTTCCTCATCAGATTCTACTTTCTCTTCTTCATATTCATCAGTTGTCGGTTCAATAACTTCACCAAGTTCTTTTTCCCACTTATCAAAATAAAGTTTTAGATTCGTAATCAAATAATCTTGGAAAGTTTTTTGATCCTCGTCATCACTTAGGGTGTTGTATGATTCTAGGATTTGTTTTTCTATGGAGTCAAACGATTGCGCGGCCAGTTTTGCTCCGGTTGCGTTTGCTTCTTCATCTTGTTTTTCCTTGTCTTCTTCTTCATCATCGCTCTCGATACCTGGGTCAATATCAATAAATTTATCGTCATCTGTTATATCAATTTCAATTTCTTCATCAATCTCAATAAATTCTTCACTGGATGTTCCATCGGTACTCATTTCAGTGGCTTGACTATTTATGTTCGCGGTTTCTAAAGCAGTATTGACAGAAGAAACTAATTGAGAACGAAAAGCATCCCGCTGTTCTTGTTTTGTG